TCTAAATCTACGGGGCAAAAAAGTGTTAGTCTCGGTGCGCAGTCTCAGGCCACTGGCAATAGTGCAGTAGCCCTCAATTACGCAGCAATCGCAAGCGGTGCGGGGGCGGTCAGCACAGGGCAGAACAGCAACGCATCAGCCTCTTACTCCACTGTAATCGGTGGTCGTTATGGTGAGGCAAATGAGAAATCGAAGGTTACGTTTGGCGGTGGTAACTGGTTAAATGATGGCGGCACTGTAAACCTCGCTCACCAAACTGGTTTATTTAATCTTGCAGGTTTCACAACTGATGCTACTGCTAAGGCGCTAACAACCTATGACAGCACAGCTTCTAGTGATAACCAAGTTATTCTACCTAACAACTCAGCTTTTACTTTTACTGGGACAATCATTGCCCGTAAAAAGGCGTCAGAAGGCAGTGACTACTCAAGTTGGGAGATTAAGGGCGCATTACTAAGGGATGCAAATGCTGGGTCAACTGTTCTTGGCAACGGCATTGTGAACTCTCTTTACCATACAGCAGGTGCATCAGCGTGGGCGGTTGCCTTATCAGCGGATACAACAAACGGCGGTCTTAAAGTTGAGGTTACTGGTGCAGCAGCTACGAATATACGTTGGGCTGCAACTGTTAATACAAGCGAGGTTATATACGCATAATGGGTAAGATTGAAATAGATCATACTGGCTCTGGTGGGGGTATTACTCTTAGCTCTGATGGTACAAGTTTATTATTAGGTGGCAGTGCAGTAGGTGGTGGTGCTGCGTTAGAGCTATATGATGAAAACCCAAGTACGCCTACTGCGCCTAGTGCCACTGGTACAAATGCTGTGGCGATTGGTTACGGCTCAACTGCATCAAGCACAGAAAGTGTGGCTATTGGCGACAGTACATCTAGTGGTATTAATAGTATTGCCATTGGAGAAAATTCTACATCTAGCGGGAACCGATCAACAGCAATAGGCAGAAACTCTTTTTCTGGTTCTGCTGATGCAACAGCGGTTGGGGCTTATTCTATCGCAACAACTGGAAGCTATGCCAATGCCTTCGGACACCATGCTTACAGCTACGGACAAGACGGAACGTCAATCGGTAGAGCATATTCTTCTGGCACAGACAGCTTCGCAGCAGCTATTGCAAACAACTCATCTAGCTACGGCGCACAACAGACAAGCAGTATCGCAATCGGGAAACAGGCAAAAGCTACCGGAGCCTACGGAACGGCGATTGGCGAGGCGACACAGGCGACTGCATCCAACAGTGTTTGTATAGGGTACTACAGTCAGGCGACAGCACAAGGGGCTGTGGCGCTTGGCTATGACGCTCAGGCGACAGCAGCTAAAGCATTTGCTTTTGGCCTTAAGGTTCGCAACCCTATTGAAAACTCATTCAAGTTTGCTGGTGGGAACTTTGCAGCTGCAGGTGACGCTCAAGGCGGTATGTATATTCTCCGTGCAGATACTACAGATGCAACAGCAACAGTACTAACTACAGATAATACAACCCCCGGCACTACTGACCAAATCGTAGCCGCCAGTGACACCTGCATCATGTTCTCAGGCACACTTGTGGCAATGCAGAATGGCGCACAGGATCAAGGCGGCTGGGAGATTAAAGGCTTACTGAAAAATGACGGTGGTACAACTACCTTAGTAAGCAGCAACATACAGACATTTGATGACGGTAATGGCTGGGTAGTAGCCTTAACTGCTGACAACACAAACAACGCCTTAGCAATTACCTGTACAGGAGAAGCCTCTCATAACATCCGTTGGGTTGCTAATATTCAGACCAGTGAGGTGACGTATGCATAGGAGTAATAAATAATGGGTTCTATTAATATTGATAACACAGGCTCTGGCGGTGCTATAACCCTTAGCTCAGATGGTACAAGTTTATTATTAGGTGGCACTGCAGTAGGTGGTGGTGTTGATCTTTATGCTGCTAATGAAGTTAGTGTAACAGCCCAACCATCAGCCACAGGCGATGATGCAGTAGCCATAGGCGACAGTGCTGCAGCTTCAGGTGCAAACGATTTTGCTATAGGTAGATCAGCAACAGCAAGTGGAAGCGATTCAATTGCTTTAGGGTACAGTACCACTGCTAGTGGTAACGGGTCTTTTGCAGCTTTAAACTCAACTGCCTCTGGATCGGCTGCTATTGCAATAGGTGGTACTGCTGTATCATCAGGTACATCGACTCTAGCAATAGGGTATGGAACAGATGCTACCTCAGATTTTTCAACGGCTGTTGGGCGTAATGCACAAGCTAGAGCCACAAGCGCAAATGCTTTTGGTCGAGATGCTTATGCTATTGGAACTCAAGCTACAGCAATTGGAGATAGTTACGCCTCTGGCACAGACAGCTTTGCAGCAGCCATTGGCAACAACACCTCTAGCTATGGTGCTACTGGTGGATACAGCGTTTCAATAGGCTACCAATCAAAAGCTACTGTTCAAGGTGTATCTATTGGCACTAGCACTACAGCATCAGGTCTTTATGGCACAGCACTAGGACTAAGTACTACAGCGTCTGGACAATACTCCTTTACCGTAGGACGAAGTAACACAGCAAGCGGAAACTATTCTTCAATTGTAGGTGGGTTTAGTAATACGGCAGATGCTTCATATTCGCATATAATAGGTGGGTTTGCTTCCACTACAAATTCAAAACAGTACTCCACCGTCATTGGCCCTTACGCTAAAGCAAAGGCAGAAAACAGTTTAACCTTTGGGTCTAATGCGTTGGGTACAGGTTCAGGAAGCGTACAAAAAAGTACGTATCCTCTTTTTGCTGACACAACAGATGCTACAGCCACCGTGCTGACTACCGATAATAGCTCTGCTGGGTCGTACAACCAAGTAAGCGTAGGAAGTGACTTTGCAGTAGCTTTTAGTGGACTTATTGTTGCTAGAGAGCAAGCGTCTGGCGGCACAGACTGTGCGGCATGGGAAGTTAAAGGTTTGTTAGTTCAAGCTAGTGCTAATTCTACTGTAACATTAGTTAATTCTGCAATAACAGTTATAGATAATACACCGGGCTGGACTATTGCTTTATCTACGGATACAACAAATGGAAGCCTTTCTATAACTGCTACAGGAGCAGCATCTACAAACATTCGTTGGCTTGCTACGATTGAAACAGCAGATTTAAATTACGGCTAATACAGCTAATACGCCTAAAAGGAGAAAACTAATGGCTATACAACACAACATCGCAGAAGGTGCAAGCCAGTACGGCATTGCATTTAATAACGCTTACTACCGCATCGTGACAGCGGCTGTGTCACGTCAACGTGGGTCAGACCCAAAGTTCACCGTGATGATTGACCTGTCAGCTTATGCTACAGCAACACCCACAGATGATACACGTGAGGTAGACTTTAAACGTTACAACGCAAACCTCACAGACATCGAAGCTGCATCAGGCGATGCCTTTGTAGATAAATGTTACGCTTGGGTCATGGCTCAAGCTGATATGGATGGAAGTACAGCAGTATAATTAAAAAGGTATACTTAAATGTCTATCACAATTAATCATCAAACAAATGATATATCCGCTTCCTCTGGAAGTATGACCATAGATGGCTCTGCTGTTGGAGGCGGCGGGGGTGTAACAGGTTTTACTTCTGCTGATAATACCGCAAGCCCTAACGATACAGTAAATGTGGCATCACTTTCAGTAAATAGTAGCTCTACAAATGCAGGGGCGGCTATTATTCCCAAGGGTACTGGCGCATTTATGTTGGGAATACCCGATAGCGGAACTACTGGTGGTAACGTTAGAGGTGCTAGTGCTATTGATTTAGGTATATATAGGACGAATGCAAATCAAGTAGCATCAGGTGGTGATTCCATAGTAATTGGGAATCGTATGAGAGCAAGTGGAACAGAAGCAATTGCTATGGGAAAAAATAGCTATGCAAGTGGCTATAGAACAATGGCTGTAGGCTATGACTCAAATGCTTCTTCTAACTATAGCGTAAATTTGCTTGGCGGCGGCGCTGGTATGCCTGTAGGTCAGTATGGTGTAACACTAGGGGACGGTAGTAAAGCAGGAACTAGAGGGTTTAGTGTAAGTAGAGGGCGGGCTGTAACTAGTCATGCCTTTGCAAGAGGCGGCAATGTGCAACCATTGCAAACAGCATATTGTGAATATTGGGGTAGAACAACAAACGCAACCACTGCTACAATATCCTCAGAAGGACTTAACCAAAGTTCAAGTGAAGCACACTTTTTAGAACTTGTTCCAGATGGTCTGTATTTTTACACACAAAACTTTGCATATATGTCTGCTAAAGTTATAGCAAATGATACTACAAACAACTTATTAAGAGTATGGGAGTTATCTGCGGCTTGGCGAATTGCTACAGACGGTACAGTAACACAAGCAGGAACAACTACAAAATCTGTAATACACAGTGAAGGGTCTGCTCTTAATTCAACAGATGTTGATACAACAATTACAACTAGGCGGCTCGTATTAGATGTAACTGGAGTTGCGTCTACTAATATCCACTGGACAGCGTGGATTAAACTACATATGAATAGGTACGCATAATGGCTTTACAAAAACAACTAAATCAAAACGAAACAAATGTAAATATGTCTGCAGCAGAGGCATATTTAAAAATATCTAGGCTGTCTGTAATTGATGGCTATCTTACAATAGAAGTGCATGGCTATAGCTCTCAAGAATCAAGGCAAATTAATGCACATCCTATACTTATAAAACAATATACTGCAATGTATAATGATATAACTGGGACAGGAAATTTAATTGAAATATGCTATGCTTATCTAAAAGGATTAGACGAGTTTTCTAGCGCAACTGACGTATAGCAGGAGTAAAGAATGCTTGGCTTCAGCCCCTTAGCATCAGCTACCCTTGCAGATGATGGGGCCATTGGTGTTGTATATCAAATTACAGCAGCCAGTGGTAGCTTTGCACTTACGGGTCAAGCATCTACTCTAACATCTGTACGCAGTGTAGATGTAACTCACGGTAGCTTTACTCTTACAGGTATTACTCTAACTAACCTGTCTGTACAAGATAACTTCTTGGCTAACACAGGTAGCTTTACTCTTACTGGTCAAGACGTAGAGTTTATTGAGAGTAAGTCTCTAGCCGTAGATGCAGGTAGCTTTACTACTACGGGCCAAGGCTCTGTACTAAGTATCAATACAGTAGAGCAAGTCACTACAGGTAGCTTCACTCTTACTGGTCAAGACTCTATACTAAACGTTGACAATGTTCTATCTGTAGATGCGGGTACATTTACTGCTACAACACAGGCTGCAGATGATCTTATTAGGGGTCAAGTACTTACAGCCGCTACAGGTTCGTTTAACCTTACAGGTCAAGATAACTTCCTGTATGCTACTGCACAATTTGGTAGCTTTACCTTAACAGTACAGGATGCCAGTGTATCTGCACAGTTTAATGTTACAGTAGATGCAGGTACATTTACTTTAACTGGTGTAGATGCTGACCCTAGAAAAGTACAGCTTCTTATTGCAGGCACAGGTACGTTTGCACTTACAGGTCAAGATGCTAATGCTGACATTGTTGAGATCGTCGAAAGCAATAGCTACTCTCTAACAGGACAAGATGTAAATTTAACTAAGTCTGTAATAGAGAGTACAGTAAGTGAAACGTTTGCCCTAACAGGCCAAGACTCTGATCTAAATATTAACAGAGTTATATCTGCAGATGCAGATACATTTAGCCTAACAGGACAGGCTCTTGTAATAGGCGTGACAGGTGCAGTACAGGTAGGTGATTTTACTTACACAGGTCAGGCTGCAAATGTTAATGCGCAACTAAACGTAGCAGCAGATCAAGGTAGCTTTACAACTACAGGTCAAAGTGCTGATCTAATAAGAGCTATTGGTGCTAATACAGGCAGCTTTACATTATCTGGTCAAGACACAGACTTTATTAAGTCGCTTAACTTGTACCCAGAAGCTGGTGTATTTACACTAGAAGGTCAAGAAATTGACAGAGGAATATCTGAACTAGCGCAAGTTGGTTCCTTTACCCTAACAGGACAAACTGCTACACTAGAGTATCTACCGAGCATTATACCTGCTACAGCTACCTTTAGTGTCAATGGACAGGATGCTGTATTTAATACAAGTAGACCTGTAAGTGAAGGTTCATTTACTTTAACGGGTCAGCCTTTAAGTATTAATACAACTGTACCTGTAACATTAAATGGCTTGACAAGTTCTGTCGGTACGGTTACAATAGTAGAGAACTCTACTGATTACAGCCAAGAAGATTACAGTAAACAAAGAGTAGTATATATTCTAGGGCAGGATACAGACTATAATGTTACTGTACAAAAAGAAAACAATGTTGTATTTTTACATACATTAAGTTCAGTAAATACTGTGTACATACAAAAAGAAAATCGTACAGTACACATACTAGCAGAAGACGCACGTGCTAAAACAGTGTTCATAGCAGCATAGAGGAAACTACATGGCATATAAGTGGCCCGATAAAGATAAAGATGAAACAATAGATTACAGTGTAGATTGGTCTAGATTTTTAGGCACGGATACTATTGCTTCTGTTACATGGTATATTGATAATGCTTCTGATGTAAAGACACAAGTAGCAGATGCTGATACTGTTAATGGTTTGCAGTTTGTTACAGGAACAAATACAAACACAGTATCTACGATACGATTATCTTTAGGAACTAATAACTTACGTTATAAAATAACGTGTGGTATAACTACAGCTAGTTCTCTTACATACGAGCGATCTATATTTTTACGTATTAGGGAGAAATAAAATATGGCATACGACTTCTTGGGTATAGTTAACGATGTTAACCGAAGGTTAAACGAAGTAGAATTAAACACAACTAATTTTGCTACAGCTACGGGGTTTTATAGTTTTGCTAAAGAGGCTATTAACTCTTCTATTAGACATATACACCATGAAGAGTTTGAGTGGCCTTGGAACCATGCAGAAGAAACAGAAGTTTTACTAGCAGGTGAAGTTAGGTATGGATTACCTACAGATTGTAAAACGGTAAACATGAATAGCTTTAGAATAAAAAGGGACACTACATTAAATGTAGATACTATTAAATTAAAATCAATGACATATGAAGAATATCTTGACAAACATGCGGATATAGAGTATAACTCAAGTACTGATATAAGAGGTGTTCCTAGATATATAATCCGTGCACCTAGTAAAGAAATACTTGTATACCCCTCTCCAGATAAAGCATATGAAGTAGTATATGAATACTACACGTTAGGTTTTAATCTAGAGCTACACAGCGATGTTCCTAGTATACCAGAGCAACATAGACACGTTATTGTTGATGGCGCTATGTACTACGCATACCAGTTTAGGGGCGACAATCAATCATCACAACAGTCCTTTGTAAAGTTTCAACAAAGTATAAAACACTTACGTAGTATAAATATAAACCGTACAGACTACATAAGAGATACACGAGTTCACTATTAATGGCAACCCAATGGCAAACATTTCCTATAGAGTTTAGAGGTGGGCTTATTTCTAATCTCAGTAAACTTCAGCAAGGTATAAATGCTGTTGGTTCTGCTACTATTTTGCAAAACTTTGAGCCTAATACAGAGGGTGGTTACTCTAAAATACTTGGGTATCAGAAGTATTCTACAAATGCTTTAGCAGGTACAGGCCCAACGTTAGCCCTTAAGGTAATTAACTCTAGTAAAATTATTGCTGCTAGAAAAAACAGCAGTAATAAAACTGAATACTTTTTAAACACTGGGGGAAGTAATGCGTGGACACCTTTTGCAAATAACTCAGGGGTAGCAGTAGGGGTAGGTGGTAAAGTAAGAAGTGCCACGTACAATTTTTCGGGATATGATAATACTATATTTGTAGACGGGGCAAACTATCCAGCAATATATAGTACATCAGGAGACACTTTTACCTTTTTAACTGCAGCAAATTCTACAGCAATATCAGGTGCAGATCACGTAGCCATATATAAGAATGCCGCTTTTTATGCTGTAAACAATATGTTAGTATATTCAGCCCCAGAAACAGTAGACAATTTTGAGGTAGGTTTAGGTGGGGATAAACTTGTAGGCCAAAATATAACAGGTCTTATTGTTTTTAGGGATCAACTTATAATATTTACTAAAGATACTATTTCCGCTTTACGAGGTTCTAGTTCTGCAGACTATACCATATCTCCTATTACAACTAGAACAGGGTGCATAGACGGTAATACGATACAAGAAGTTGGTGGTGACATTATGTATCTTGCTCCTGATGGTTTACGTCTATTAAGTGCAACAGATCGTATAGGTGACTTTGCCTTAGACGTAGCCTCTAATAAAATACAAAAAGATGCTAGTACTTTATTAAACATAACATCTAATTTTTGCTCTGTCATTCTTCGTGAAAAAGCACAATATAGACTATTTTCGTATATTGAAAATGAAACAGATTCTGTGGCTAAAGGTTTAATAACAACAAAGTATGTATCGCAAGGTGCAGGAGGCTTTTCTTGGGCAACTACACAGGGCATAAAGGCAACAGTAGCAGACAGTAGGTATGTTAATAATATAGAAACTGTAGCATTTTCAAATGAAGATGGGTACGTTTATGTAATGGATACGGGTTCTACCTTTGATGGGGATAACATAGAAGCCATATATGAATCTCCCTACATGCCTATAACAGACCCACAAACAAGAAAAACGTTTTACAAAATGACTTTGTATGCTCAACCTGCTGGAGCAATGTCACTAGACTTTAACATTAAATACGATTTTGATGCGAAAGCCGAAGCAGGTACAGTACAGCCGCCAACACAGCAACTCGTAGGAACAGGTACATCTGTGTTTGTATATGGTGCATCTAATGCTATTTATGGTACAGCTAGGTATGGTGGTGAATTAGATAATATATATAACACAAATGTTATAGGGTCGGGTAAAACTGTAGCGTTACGTATTGTAGATAATACAACTAATCCAACATTTACTCTTGATACTGCTGTAATAGAGTACGCTCAGAATGACAGACAATAAGGAAAAACTATGTCAAATAACGGGTATGTAAGACAGGACGATGATGATAACATTTCTAATGGTAGTGTTATTAATGCTAATGATCTTGATAACGAGTTTAATGCCATTAAGGATGCCTTTAGTTCAGTAGATGGACACACCCACGACCCTACTGTAACGGGCGGTGGTGCGGCTATTGAAAAAATAGGACCGCAGCAAAACATAGTTTCTACTGCTACTAGTTTATATCCTAAAGATACTAATACTGTAGATTTAGGATTAACAGGTAAGATGTTTAAAGACGGTTACTTTGACGGTATTCTAAAAGCTCACACTGTATATGCAGGAGATAATGCTGGTTTAATACTAACAGATAATAACTTAGTTTCTAGTAACACTTTAACTATTAATGGGATTGCTAGTTCTGGTATTTTACTGCAACAAAATACGGCAGACATTGGTGGCATAGTAAAAAAGAGTAGTACAAATGATATTGTTATTAAGTCTGGTACAACTACAGCAGCTACGTTTACAGCAGCAGACGTAGATTTTTCAGGTAAGGTAGACATTACAGATGAAACAACCTTAGATGATAAGCTAACAGTAACAGGTGAAACCGCACTTAATGGTGGTCTTGTTATGGACACAGATAAGTTTACCGTGGCTGATACTACTGGTAACACAGCAATAGCTGGAACCTTAGATGTTACAGGAACTACCACACTAAGTAGACTAGAGCTAGATGATTTTATTTTAGACACTACTACTTTGAGTTTAACTAGTGGCGATCTTACTTTAGATGCGGCAGGAGATATAAACTTAGATGCTGACGGTGGAGATGTAATACTCAAAGACGGTGGTACTGTTTTTGGATCATTTAATTCTAATATAGGTTCTAATAGGCAGCTTGTAATTAAAAGTGGATCAAGCCAAACTACAGCCGCCACATTCAATGATGCTAATGTAACATTCGCTAACAATGTTACAGTTAATGGTAACACAACATTAGGCAACGATGCTGCTGCTGATCAAGTAGTTCTCAATTCAAAAGTAGCTTCTAACATTATTCCTGATAGTTCTTCTCGTACCATAGGCGATGGAAGTACTTCTTGGAATCATGGTTATTTTGGTGCGGTAACAACTTCAGGTAATGTTATAGTAGGTGGTGACTTAACTGTATCTGGAACTATGACCACTATAGATACAGCTAATCTTTCTGTAGAAGACTCTTTAATAGAACTAGCAAGAGCTAATACATCTACAGATTCTTTAGATGTAGGTATCTTTGGTACATATTATAACAATAGTGCTATAAGACGTGCTGGTTTATTTAGAGATGCTAGTGATGGTTCTAAATGGAAACTGTTTAATGATAGTTTACAAGACCTAACCTCTTCCACAACAGTAGATACAGGTGCTACAGGGTACACTGTAAGTACACTTGTAGCAAACCTTGAGGGAGATGTCACAGGTAATGCTGACACAGCAACTAATTTGGAAACAGCAAGAACTATTGCTGGTGTAAGTTTTGATGGAACGGCAAACATAGACATTGGCTTAAATGGTTTGTCTGATGTAAATATAGCCTCAGTACCGTCTAATGGAGAGATTTTAAAGTACGATACTAGTACATCTAAGTGGATAGTAGGTAGTACTACAAGTAGTTTGCCTAGCTTAACAGATGTAAATAGTTCTATGTCTCCTTCAGACGGACAGTTACTTCAATATGATAATGCGAACACTCAGTGGACTGCAGTTACTGCTGGTATTAGTGACATATCAGGCTTGCAAGCAGAGATTGACACTAAAGCTGAATTAGCAGGTAGTTCTTCACAAGCATTCTCAGCAAGTACTTTAAATGCAACCACTGTTGACTTGGGAGATTGGACTATTACAGAAAGCGGTGGGGTTCTATATTTTGCTACCAGTGCAGTAAACAAAATGAAATTGGATGCATCAGGTAATCTTACTGTAGTGGGCAATATAACAGCATACGGAACAATCTAATGACAACTCCATCAGGCGCAATTAGTTTTTCAGACATACAAACAGAGTTTGGTGGCAGTAATCCTATTGGGATGGCAGAGTATTATCGTGGCGGCAGTAATGTACCTAGTGTTGGTGCGGGTACATCTGGTATCCCTACATCAAGTACAATATCTGCGGATAATTTGAGGGGTAGGTCGAAGACTGCCACTGTCACCTACGATGTACTTGGCGGTGGTGGCGGTGGCGGCGCTGGATACCATTCAGAATTACCCGGAAGTAAGGGCACTTATGCATATAGTGGTGGATCAGCTTCATTGTCTGGCTCTGGAATTACTACAGTTACATCTAGTGGCGG